TTCGATTGTCTTTGACAAGCTTTAGCCAGGCGTTAACACCTTCGGACAACAAGCCAAGCTGTTTGGTTAGTTCCAAGCAGCGGAAGAACTTCAGAGCGATTGGTGTACCAATATCATTGAGAACAACTTCGTCAATGGTTGGCTTACCTTTCTCCGTGAACTCGGTTGGTTTCCACTTGTAAAAGGTCTGCATAACCCAGGCAATGTGATCCCTGGATGTTGGGTTCAGATCCTTTATACGTGTGAACTCACACCCCTCAACATATCCTGAAGTTCGGTTAGCTCGCTTTGGAGTAAACGGACCGCCTGAGACAAACGGGTGCAACGATCTAAGATCATTTGCAAGTCGATCAAGCTCTCGTCTAAGTTGATTTTCAAGTTCGTAAGCGTTGCGCTCGTCGAAGTACCAGCCATGAAGCTCCTGTTGGGTGAGAATTTCTGCAACCTGATGTTCTAGCTTGATGTAGTCAGGAAGTTCTTGACAAAGTAGGACCATAATTTAGTTGTAACGTTGACATCTTGAACCATGTAGTCCTCCATGTCCTGCGACCACTCTTTCCAGTCAGTGTTCTTGGCAAAGCCACCTTTGTATTCGCCAAGGCGGTAGCCCCAGGATTCCAAAGAATGTCTGCCATAGAGCTGTGCAGGCATCTGTGGCCAGTTACGCTTACCGTCTAACTTCAACATGTCAGCGTGATAGATCCGGCTAAGGATCAACGTGTCGAGAGTTTGGGCTGATGTTTGGAAGAACGGATACAGCTTTTTGATGACTGGAAGGTCATAACCAATGGAGTTGTGGCCAATCAAAAGATCAGCCTCCATTAAGTGTGTGATGCCAGCGGTGATCGACTGCTTAGAACCTGTGTCGTTAAAGACAAAGACGTCTTTGGTCTCTAGATCCTTATAAGCTAAACAGTGGATGCAAGAAACGTCGTCATAAAGTCCATTGGTCTCAATGTCGAAGACGACTTTCATTTACCAGACCAAGAAAAGGTCTTATCAATAAATTGTGCTTTCTCTATGGCTTCGGGAGTGGGAGGATTAGGTGCTTTTAAGATCAAGCCAGTAGGGAAATGTAGGTAGCGTTGACCGCTAGAAGTCGGTGGTAGGGTCGAAGTCGTCGGCGGCTTCACTTTCATAGAATTTACATGTGGACAGGTCGTAGTCAAGATGGCAAGCTACTCCGACTTCTCCGCTATAGCGATTTTTAAGTACTCGCACAGTCGTTGAAGATGATCCTCGATCCGCCTGCTGGTTCCGTTCAAGCGCAATAACTCCATCTGACAATTGAGCAATTGCTGCCGAACCTCGTAGTTGCCCGAGAGTGACTCGTGCTCCTTCTTCATGGTTTTGATCTGAATTGGTACGCCGCAAATGCGACACAAGGAACATGGCTACACCAGTTCGTTCAACCAGAGACCTAAGGTTGGTCATTGTCTGGTCAATCATTTTCCGTTCGTCACCGTCAAGACCACTCAACAAAATGGATAAGTGATCGACGAAGATTACTTTTGCGTCAAGGCCACAGGCCAGGTATTCGATTCGGTTGTAAATTAGGTTAGGATCGAAAGAACCAAAACCATCAAACAGAAACAGGTTCCACTTAGCAAGAGTGTCGCTATAGACTCGTTCAAGTTCGGATCTCTCATGTTCTCCAATGTGAAAGGCTTGCCCGGAGGCAACAGACATCAGTCCGAGAGCTGTGCGGCGATTTGACTCTTCGAGAGCCAAGTATCCAACTCGTTCACCGGAACTAAGAAGGTGAGTTGCCAACTCTCTACAGAAGCTGGATTTACCAATGCCAGATCCTGCAGTAATTGTAACAAGCTCGCCGTATCTGATCCCGTGAAGTTTATTTTGTAGTCCGGCGAAAGGGTACTCATGATTGCAAGGGGGGCTAGGAGTGGTGACGAGATCTAAAAGGGTTTTCCCATCAACGATCCCATCTGGACGGAAAGGTTTCGCATCCCAAATAGCGCGACAAATCGCCTCAGGGTCATTGGCAGAGAGGGCGTCTGACGCATCTTTGTAATTACCCTGGATCGATGCAATCTTGCACTTGCCAGGTGGCAATACGCTTGCTGCATCCTTCGCCGCTTGACGGCCTGCATCGTCATTGTCGAAGAACAGGACAATCTCCGCATAACCCTGGAGCCAGGGGAGAGACCGTTGAATCGACTTTTTTGCCGAACCGGAACCGCTAGGTATTGAAACCATCGGCCACCCCGACATAGCTTCGTAACATGAAGCCGCATCGAGTTCGCCTTCTGTAATGACGACTCGTTTTCCAGTGGCTGGAAATAGATGTTGTCCAAAGAGGGCGTTGGCTTGTTGTCCTTCATAAAAGAAGTCCTTTGTTTTTGTCCTAGTTTTGACACCACGAAGAATGCCTGATTCGTCGAAGTAGTGAAACCTTAGGCATTCACCATCTCGATAGATCTTGTACTTCTCACAAACTTTTTCACTGATGTTCCGCTTGTTGAGTCGTTGGGCAGAGCCTTGGAGTTGCACAGCTTTGACAGTGAAGGTTGTTTGTTCAGTGGAACCGTCTCCAGAGACGTAATTGTGACACTTGTGGCAAAAGGTGTGGCCATCGGTGTACAGCGCATTGGCATCCGATGAGCCGCAGTTATTGCACGGCAAGTGCCTGACAAACTCGCTCTCTGATTTCTCGGTATGCATTAGCTTGGTTGTCGTGGTACTTCAGCCAATCATCGATTGACATCAAGAAGCCAGCGATGATGTTGGCTGCATACTTGTCGTTGTCAGAGTCGACATCAGCCAGGATGTCACTGAATTGCTCTGCATAAAATTCTGCAGAACCATATTCAAGAGTGCTCATTTGTGAAGTTGGTGGATAAGAGTTTCATAGTCATCCAACGCATCCTCAAAGCCCTCGATAACATCCTGGGGAGAGGAGTGTTTATCGAGAGCCATAATGAGGTTGAACGCCAGATCTTTAATGACGGCTAGGTCAACCATTCGATTGGGATGGAGTGATAGGCACACCACTTGAAGTTGTTTTTCTCACACCAAGCGGCATACGTGGTTTTAGATCTTTTTTCGATCTTGTTATAAGGGGCTTGAAATACGAACCTAATATCCAGATCTGGGTTGGCCTTTTTGACGGCAACCATCTTCCTGCGGTCTTCAGGGGTAAGATGACCCTTGGTCTCCAAATAGACACCGTTGGGAAGCAAGAAATCTGGAGTGTAATTACATTGGAGTATGTATGGGACTTTTGTTGATTCGTACTCAAAGGAAACACCCAACTCATTGAGGAGTTGAGCGACTTTCTCTTCAAGTTTGGATCGCATTAAAACTCGTCGTCGTCGTCAACGGGAGTCGTAACGGAAACATTGGGTTCGCCAACCTTGAAACCTTTGGTTTGACCAAACAAGGCAGCAGCTTCCGTATCGTCGTAGTCGCCTCGATCCACAGCAGCACCACCAGCACAGCTGATGACTTGAACAGCCTTGAGCACCAGGCGGGTGCCGACACTGTCAGGGGTGGTGTAGGGCTTCTGGACGAAAGCAAGCTTTACCATGCTGCCGCTGTAGAGCGGGATCTCCTCTTTGATCGGAGTACCCTCTGAATCAACAATGGGGACAACCACATCAGGTTTCCAGCTAAAGCGGACCTGATACTGACCGTCACTCACACTTTCCCAGGGCTCAACCTTGACGGTTGCACGGTTGGGGTTTTTATGTTTGGACTTTGCCCACTTGAGAAGCTCTTCACGATCTTGCTCAAGACGATCAACGATCTTTTCAGGGACAATAGCCTGCAGACCACGCTTACCAAACTTGCTTTCCTTGAAGAAGTTTTGATACCCCTCAAGAACAACAGGTTCAGTGACAATTGTGGGATTGGACATTAACAGAAGAAATAGGTGGAATTAATCACGGCCTCTGGCTCCAGATCTCCAATAATTGGAGGCTCTGTTACCGCACCGATCTGAGCTGCAAAGTCACGCAGATAATCGTGCTCTGCAAAGATATGCATGTAGGTTTCACGAACCACTGTCGACAGTTGCGACATGTCCGTGGCACGACACAACACGGAGTCGTGGATCACACTGAATGGTGCATCAAACCTGATGAAAGACAAATGTAAGATGGATGCATCCAGTGAATGAATGAGGTTGGGAGCTGTTGCTGCTTTGTGCCTGTTGATGTCCACCTCATTGGTGTCACCATCAGCAACAAGCAGGTCACA